GTTGACTGATCTTTTCTTTAGTGTTATGTAATGCGCTGGGGTCAACAGCTATTTCTTCTAAAGGAATTTTATGCGGAGCTGGATGATAACAACTGTGTGTTTCGCCTGTTTGCAAATAAATGGTAGTGTGATGCCATTTGGCCATGCAAAAAGTAGGAGAGATTTCATTCATTATGGGAATGAATTTTTGTATTCTACTTTTATCGTCCACTTAATCGTTCCTCGACCCTAGAAAATTCAGATGCCAGCCAATCAAAATCATTTATTAATTTTAATCCTTCAAGATTGTTCTGATTATTTTCACCGTAATGCTTGCCACCCTCAGCTCCTAGGAACGCATAAAATCCGTAGGGTACACTGTCATTAAATTTACACCACGCATCTAGTCTCTGTTGTGTTTCTATATCGTTTTGACGGTCTATGGTTCTGCTGGCTAATTTACAACATTCTCTAAATGCACTTTTCCATGTGTTAAATGGATCAGTATTGAATGCCGTGACATTACTTATTTCTGGCATGGCTTTGAACCATTTACTAATGCTGGTAGTCATATCTGTTTTTGTCACATCCATATTTTGAGTGAGCGCCTTGGGTAATAATTTAATTCCACCATATCCGTATTCTAGATCATTTATAGGATTACGACTCCTCCAAACATGCACACATTCTATATCTTCTTTAGGAACAACGTAATCAAAATTGAATGAGTCGACTATTTCTGCGTCACCATCCACTACCCAGAACATCTTGGTAAAAGATTTGTTAGCAGCCGCAATATGTGCTTGGTGTATGCCTTTGACATTATGCACTCGTTGCGATCTAGGAAATCTAGATTTTAATTTTGCAAAGTTAGCGTCTGCATTTGGCTCATTGTAACTGATAAAAATAATATCGTACATTATTGTTTAAAATAGGTCAATCCTAAATTGATTGTTTCGTCGTATAGATCTAAGGTATACTTACTTTGTTTTGCATCCAACCAAGGCCAATCTAAGCCTAACTTAGTTTTCAAATGATAACCCAAATCTTGAGCCTCGTGTTCTACATTGAAATGCTTGACTTTAGTTTCATAGATTTCTCTCAATACTTCAAAATCTCGGACCTGGACATAATCCCAGTCTGTGCAGTTAGTCATCCACGTTCCCATACGGGAGCCAAGAATGGCATATATCCCGTTATCTTCGTGAGCCCCGACTGTAGACCACATACGCAGCCTATGAATATTATGCCACCAAATGCGTTCTTTAATTTCTTGTGGTGGTACCCGCACTCCGTCAAGCAAGGTCATCTTAACACCTTCGCGGAATCCTGCTCGCCATGCTTGAAACGGTGATCCTGTAATGATGCTGTCACTATAGACCCGAGGAAAATTACGATAACCGTCCTCCCAACAAAAATCAACTTGAGCTCTATCGCTGACTGCATTTTCGTGTGTTCGCATATTCAGAACAAATTTCTTATTCCAAATTTTTATTCCGCCATTACCATAACGTAGTCCATTAATGCTATTACGGCCGCACCAACCGTAGACCTGTATCTTAGGATCTGTCATGTCAAGATCGAGATCGAAAAATTTAGGATCTACAATATTGTCTGCATCTATAGTTATAAACCAGTCAGTTGATGATAATTCAGCCGCTGCTTTATGTGCATGGTCGCTGCCCTTAACTCCATGTACTCGTTTAGCCCAAGGAGCTTTGATGCAGAGATCTGCATAGTGCAATTCAGCATTTGGTTCGTCGTAGCTTAAAAATACTATGTCAAATTCAACAATTTTCATCGGTATTCAATCACATAATTTTTAAATAATCTTCTTGTATATACACTGAATTTAGAATAATTGAAATCTGTGATCAACTTGTGTTTTCCAATAAGATCGTTAATTGTAACAGTAACTACTTCAAAAAGCAAGTTCGGATCGTTGTATTCGGTAATAAAAAATTGCATTTCAGTGTCACCATCCCACACAATATTACGTTTTTTTATTCCAACTCTAGTTTTGCGTGTTCCACCGAATTCTGTAGACATTTCGATTTTTAAGATAGCAAGTTTTGAATCATATTTAATATAGATGTCTGGTTTTTTTATTTCAGAATCTTTCTTAGACATAATCCTGTGTAAGACATCATCTATTTTATAAACACTTTTTATTTCTGCTACTTCCAAGGTATTGGAGTTCATATCAACAACACAGTGGTCAATTTTTATTTCTGCGTTGATTATAGATTCTGCTAGTTCTTTGTTTACGGATATCTTATGTTTTTGATCTTTAAAAGCATGACTAGGGCCTACACTGATCACTGCTCCAGTATCGGGATTAAACACTGCGACAAATTTTACAGGTGGTAACTTGTAATGTGAGAACCAAACATCAAAATCCTCTATTTTTTCCATGTTATCTCCTCAAGGATATTAATCATTTCGTCGTTGATTTTATCTTTTTCAACATAATGAACAATGTCATGCTGTTGATAATTTCCTATTTTTAGTTCGCCTTTTCGATTCAGATAAAATCCCACATGATCACTCCAACAATCTGCAGGCCATGGCCAATTCTGTATCATGGGTTTCATATGCACTACCCGGGGAAACTCTAGAGGATACGCAATGTCATCGGTTATATCTAATATTTTAGCTGCTAATGCAAAGGCTTCGTCTGTGCCTAGAACTTGAGGCTTGTGTTCTGACAAAAAAGCATTTGAGAATTCTACGGGATTTTTTATAATATATCTTCCTAGATCAAAAAATCCGTTAGCTATCTCACTGTCTTTTTTAAAAAAAGTGTATAGGCTATAAAGGTTAGGTAAATTATTTTTTATAAAGGTCTTACGATAATGCTGATCCACTATTGTTTCACCTCGGTAGGTGTAACTTTTGTTGGCCACATATAATTCGCTGTGCTCAATAAAATACTCAGCCCAATGACTGTAATCTCGCATAAACAGCATATCTACATCTAGGCATACAGTGTATTCGAATGGGGTGAGTTGGTCCATCCACGATCTGCCATCCCAGAATGTCTCTTGACTCCATTCTATAACATGGTCAAATACCCAACTACTGTTCAACTTCGAAAGTTTTTGTTTGCTATCTATTACCAAGGCAACTTGGTCGAACCCGGGTCTCTGCGTGTTTTTTATGCTCAGTGCCAATGCATAGGCTAACTGTAGGTAATCTACAGTTTCGTGTTCCGCTACTACTAACAGATATCCAAACTTCATAGAAGCTCCAACAATCGATTACTATGTCTAACTATACTCTGCTTATTCATTACATGAATATCGATATTCTGTATCGAAGCTGCACAATAGTTCTCATCTAATTTTGGTGACACTAGCACAGTTAATCTGTTGGCATCTACTGAGTGCAATATATCCCTGTCTAGTAGTGTTAAAACTGGCGGTAAACATCCCATTGGCGACTGTTCAAACCCTGCCAACACATGTTTGGCTATGCTAAATGCAATATCGTTTCTATATTGTTTTGAATCAAATCTATATGTGTCGGCGTAATATTGATAGTTGTCTTTAACATGACGAACTAGATTAAAAAACATTTTTGAATAATCATTTTTTGTGAACATTACTGTAGTGGCCCAATACAATTTAACACCTACATCGGAAACATATCGATCATGATAGCCCATTCGTTGATTGGCATGGATGTCGTTGATAGATTCTCCAATCATAACATCACTATCTACATTCCAATATTCTGATAATCTATTAGAAAATATAAGAAAATCTGCGTCAATTAGCAGTGTTCGTTGATAAGGAGTAATCTCGTAGGCAGAATTTCTATTACCATTAATAAATTGTACTACACTACGTTCTATGCCGTCGTGCAACCCTCTAGAATTGTTTGACTCGGGTCTAGCAACTATGAAAATATTTTCAAATACTGTTGTAGCCTTATCGTAAATCTTAGATTCTATCATCCAATCTACAGTGGCTTGATCAGTGACCAACGATGCAGGTTGCCCGAGGTGTTTTTTAGCTAGTCCTCCGGAGATAATCGCCATTAATGCATAATCTACAGTGCGATTATTATGAGCGTAGATTAATATACCCTTGGTCATTGTTCTAGTAATTTTTCTACTGATCTACTTTTTTTAAGATTTTGATCTTGTTCAAAATATTCATTGGTAGCTTCAAAATATCTATCAAAGCATTGATCTCTAAAAGCTGTTAGATCCTCGATCAGAATGGGGTTTTCATTACTGTCTAAAAGTACAACTCCAGCAGTTCTCTCTTTGTTCAACAGCATTTCTACAAAAGTCAACAGTGTTTGATCAATATGAAACAGCCCACCATTATATCCCAGTGTTAATTTTGCCGCAATTTTTTCTTTGAGAATCTTACGTTGG